GGCTCCTGCAGCGGATATTGAGTCCGGAGTGCAGTATATGTTGCGGCCGTCGCACCTCAGCATGCACGAAGCGTAACCATTCGCGTCGGCGATGATCTCGCGGTGCTCCTTGAGGGCGACTGCCACAGACGGGAACTGGGACCCGTCTGGGAATTTTGCGCCAGCAGCTTGGGCCGAGAATGGCTGGGCTGCGGCTACAACGAAGGGGTCGAGGACGCCCAATCGCTGCTTTTGTTTTTGTTTGCTCGATTGCCTCTTTTTGTTCTTGGATTGAGGCATTTTATTCATAAAGGTTGGATGCAGAAGTGGAAGCATGTCGCAACGAGGGCCTTCTGCGATCCACTCGTTGTACAGGTAATGGAGGACCACTCCAAAGATCCAGTGAATTTTGTGAGCCAGACAAAAGACACCGTGTGGCAGGAAGTTCAGAGCGTACTGAGGCCCCCCGAGGATGACCTCCAAGGTGGGCAACAGTAGCCAGCCAAGCGCGACTATGTACCAAAGTCCCGAGGTGAGCATGATGTACCTCAGTCCTTCTTCCCATAGGTACCACGGAACTTGGAACTTTCGTGGTGGTGGTGGCGCCAGCTCAGCTTCATAGGCTTGAACTCCCGTGTAATACCCTTCTTTCTCCGCTATCTGTTTAAACACATCGTGTGACCAGATGAGGGGGAAAGAGTCCAACGAAACAGTGTTTTCTATCTCCTCCTCAACACGCATGATCTCCTCCACGGGAATGCCGTAGAGTGCCGAGAAGTGTTCATACGTGTCCATGGCTGGATAGTAGTCAAAGTTCGATTTCATCTTGTAGGGATTTGAGTTGCGGTTATCGTAGAAGGCCTTGACCTTCCTGTCTTTACCGTCATCCACGATGGCGCGCATGATGGCGCCAAGGATAGGCACGTGACCGGATGTATTGAGGAGACTCTTGGCAGTGCCGTACAGCAGCCGCTTGTGCAACTTCTCCGGGTGATTCCCGTAGTTGAAGCCAAACTTCGCCAGGACTTTGCCAGTCTTGGGTCCCCATCTAATTTCACCACCATGGCGATAGAAATAGCCAGAGCAGAATTCCACTGTGTTCATGTCGCAAACTTCTACCTCATACTTCATGCCGAGTTTCGCGAAAATCGCCTCGCACTCTGCAACGTCGAAACGTCCGGAGTAAGCGATGACGTTGTCGTCTCCCAGAACCAACATCATGGAGACCTCTACTCCAAGTAGGGAGGCGACATACTCGTTCAGCACAAAGTTAAGGAAACTATTGTAGCTAGAAGTTTGGGGGTCGCCAGAGCGGCGAACAGCCGACATTGAGTAC